CTCTTAATCTATACTTTAAGACATTACAACCATTAGAATTTACTGATCTAGAAGGTAACATTGTAGATGATGAAACTAGAGAAGAAGAAACAGGTGTTGACTTAGAGGATAAGGCAGAGTTGTCTAGTGATAAAACTGATTTACAAGAATTATTAGATTTAGGTAAAGAAGAAGATTTAGATAACTGGGAACTTATAGAATCTGCTCCCGTAGATTATGACAATGACGAAGAGTTAAATTTAAAGTTAGAATTAACTTCGACAGGTTCTGCAAAATCTAACGCTAAAAGTAAACAAGACGGTCAAAACAAGGAAGGCTTTAAATATAAAGTTAGATATAAATATATGCCTGAAAAATTTGATGATAAGTCAAGAGAGTTTTGTCGTAAAATGATACAAGCAAAAAAAATATATCGTAAAGAAGATATAATGGCTATGAGTAGTAAATCAGTAAATCCAGGATGGGGACCAGACGGTGCAGACACATATGACATATGGTTATATAAGGGTGGCGGATCTTGTAGACATTATTGGGAACGTAGAGTGTATATGGCTAAAACTGTTACACCTGACGCAAAAAATCCTAGATCAGAGATTAGTGTTAACGAAGCAAAAAAACAAGGTTTTAAACCAGAGACAAATGATGCTAAGGTTGCAAAGAGACCTAGAGATATGAAAAACAGAGGATTTAAAAATAAAAAAGATTTTACAACACCGAAAGGTAAAGCATTTTAAAAATGGCACAGGTATTATTTATTAAAATACAGGACTTAAAAAAGAATACAGTAATAGACGGTAACGTAGATGTAGATAAGTTATTGCCTTATGTAAAAATTGCACAAGAAATACATATACAAAATTTCTTAGGTACAAAATTATATGAGAAGATTATAGCTTTGATAACTGCAGGTACACTTACTACTACAGACAATCCTAATTATTTGACTTTAGTAAATAAATATGTACAACCTGCACTTATACATTTTGCTATGATGGATTATTTACCATTTGCAGCATATCAAGTAAAAAACGCAGGTGTATTTAAACATATAAGCGAAAACGCAGAAAGTGTAACAAAAAGCGAGGTAGACTACTTAGTAAATAAAGAAAGAGAATTTTCTGAATATTACATACGTAGAATGATAGATTATTTAAGTTTTAACAATAATTTGTTTCCAGAATATAATCAAAATTCTAATGAAGATGTATATCCAGATAAGGATAATTTATTTAACGGATGGGTTTTATGAAAAGATACAAAGTAAAAAATAAGAATATAATAAAATTAAAAAAATATATAAATAATAAATTAAAGAAAAATGGCGACATTAACTGGAAATTCAATAAGTAGTACATATACTTCGCTATTAAAAGTAGGTGATAACGGTACTTTAGCTTCTGCATTACAATCTATTACAGATGGTGCAGGAAATACGACTGGTTTAAGTATGAACACAGGCGGTGATTTAACTGCGATAGGAACGGTAACTGCAAATGCTTTTAGTGGGGCTTTAACTGGTAATGTAACAGGGAATTTAACAGGAAATGTGACTGGTAACGTAACTGGCGCAATAACTGGTAACGTAACTGGTAATGTGACAGGAGATCTTACTGGTAATGCAGATACTGCAACAGCTTTAGCTACCGCAAGAACTATAGCAGGAGTAAGTTTTGACGGTACTGCTAATATTAGCTTAGACACAGATAACATAACAGAAGCTACAAACAAGTATTATACAGCAGAAAGAGTAGATGATCAAGTAAACACATTAGTACAAGCAGGAACAGGTATTACAAAAACATATAATGACGCTGGTGGCACACTAACAATTACTAACAATGCCCCTGATCAAACTGTGGCACTAACTGGGGGTACAGGTATTACAGCAAGTGGTACATACCCTAGCTTTACAATAACAAATACACAGCCTGACCAAACAGTAAGTTTAACTGCTGGTACAGGAATTGCCGTATCAGGTACTTATCCAAATTTCACAATAGCTAATAGTGGAGCAGGTATAAGTTTAACAGATTTGTCTGCAACTGATGCAGGTGGACTAGGTAGTTTTAGTTATGATAATTCATCAGGTGTGTTTACTTACACAGGACCTTCGGATGCAAATGTAAGATCTTTAATAAGTGCGGTTGACAATGGTGGAGACGGTTCTTTATCTTACAACAGTTCTACAGGAGTTATTTCCTACACTGGACCAAGCTCAAGTGAAGTACAAGCACACATTACTAAAACATATGTAGATAGTTTAGGGATAGCCGCATCAACTGCAGATACTTTATCAACAGCAAGAACAATAAACGGACAGTCATTTGATGGTAGTGCAAATATAAGTTTTGATACAGATAGCGTAAGCGAAGGTAGTTCTAATTTATATTACACTACAACAAGATTTGACACAGCATTTGCTACAAAAGATACAGCAGATTTAACAGAAGGTACAAACTTATACTATACCAATGAGCGTGTAGATGATAGGGTATCAAATTTAGTAGTAGCAGGTACATCGATTAGTAGTACTTATGATGATGCAAACAACACATTAACTATTGCTAATACAGCACCTGATCAGACAGTAGCTTTAACAGGTGGTACTGGTATTTCTACGTCAGGTACATATCCAAGTTTTACAATTACTAACGATAGTCCTGACCAAACGGTTGCTATTTCAGCAGGTACAGGTATAACCACATCTGGAACCTATCCTAATTTTACTGTTACAAACTCTGCTCCTGACCAAACTGTTTCATTAACACAAGGAAGTAATGTTACAATATCAGGATCATATCCATCGTTTACTATAGCTGCAACTGACACAAATACAACTTATACTGCAGGTACAGGTTTAGCATTAGCGGGAACAACGTTTAGTTTAGACGCAGGATTAAACAATCTAACAGACACAACTATAACATCACCTGCAGCAGGTCAAGTATTAATATATGATAATACAAATTCTATATTTGAAAATGCATTACTTACAGCAGGTTCAAATGTAAGTATTACAAACGCTGACGGATCTATTACGATTGCAGCAACAAATACTGACACTACATATACAGCAGGAACTGGATTAAGTTTAACTGGTACAACGTTTGCTTTAGATTCAGGAATAAATAATTTAACTGATGTAAATATTACAAGTGCAGCAGCAGGTAATGTTTTAATCTATGACGCTACAAATAGTTATTTTGAAAATGCATTGATAACTGCAGGAACAGGAATAACAATTACAAATGCAGATGGTGCAATAACGATTGCAAATTCAGCAGTAGGAGATAATGCTTTTGGAAATGTAGCAGTATCTGGACAAAGTACAATAGCAGCTGATAGTACAAATGATACTCTTACTATAGCAGCAGGTTCTAATATTTCAATAACGACTGACGCAGGTACAGATACATTAACTATAGCAGCTACATCGGGTGCTAATACAATAGCAATAGATACATTTACAGGTAATGGTAGTACAGCAGCTTATACATTAAGTAATTCTGCTAGTAGTGAAAACGAGTTATCTGTATATTTTGATGGAGTTTATCAATTACATAGTTCATACTCTGTATCAGGTACAACTTTAACTTTTGATACAAACGTACCTAACGGAACAGCAATAGAAGTACAACACTTAGTAGCTGTAAATCTAAGTAACGTAGTAGAAACTTTAACAGGTGGTGATGGTATAACAGCAAGTGCAAGTACAGGTGACGTAACAATGAGTTTATCTTCATCTACTCCTAACGCATTTACAATGGGTGGTAATGGTAGCACAGGTGGTGTTACAATAAATGATGGTTCTATTCAAATAAGATCTAATACTGGTAATGTAGCAGAAATGAGATTTTATTGTGAAGTTAGTAACGCACACTATCAGACTGTAAAAGCAGCTGCACATAGTGCTGCAAGTAGTGCTGTATTAGTATTACCAACAGCTTCAGGTAACTTAGTAGGAACTGGAGATACAGGAAGTGTAGCAACTGCAATGGTAGCTGACAACGGTATTACACACGATAAATTAGAAAATAGATATACCGCATTATCTGCTTTAGGTAGTGGTACATCTTTTGCATTAGATTTTAGTGCAGCAGCTACATTTACAGCGACTGCTAGTGGTAATGCAACATTTACATTTAGTAATGCAAAACAAGGTCAAGTTATAGATTTAATCTTAACAGGTAACCATACAATAACATTTAGTCAAACTAACGCAACATTTAATAAAGTAGGTTCTACTGATTATGACGGTAGCACGAATAATTTAGTACAAATAGTATGTACTAATGATTCTGCAAACCCAATTTATATGTATTCAGTACAACCATACGCAAGTGATCCAACACCATAATAATATGAGAGCAAATAATATAAACGGAGAAATAAAAATATTTAATACTTTACCATCAACTTGGAATGGTAAAAAACACTATATGGGTGGTTTTGCAAGTTCACCTGTAGAGGTGTTAGAAGAAGAAGGTTTTTACGAAGTAGTAGATCCGAAATATGATCCTGCTACAGAAGAACTAGGTGAATTGTATTTAGAAGATAATAAATATTATTATACAGTAATACAAAAAAATTGGTCAGAAACTTTAGCAGAACTAAAGGAACAAAAAATTGAACTTTTAAATAATAATACTAAATATATGTTACAAGAAACAGATTGGTATTATATTAGAAAGTTAGATAGAAATATAGACGTGCCGCAAGAAATTGAAGATAAAAGGGCAGTTATATTAAACAACCATAACGACCAAGAGACAGAAATAAATAATTTAAGTAATAAGGCAGACGTAGTTAAATATGAGCTTAGGTAAAAAACTTTTTACAGGAGGACCGCCACCAGATTATGATTTTGCTGTGGCAAGTTATACAGGTAATGGTTCAACTAATTCCATAAATATTGGTATGCAGCCTGATTTAGTATTTTTAAGAAATGCAGATACTACATCAAGTTATGGGACTGGTGTTTTTGATTCAAATAGGGGTGCAACAAAATGGTTAAATGCAAATACTACAAGTGCGGAAACAACTGAAACAAATTCTTTATCAAGTTTTGACTCAAACGGTTTTACACTTGGTAATGGTGGTGATTTTAATGCAAACGCATCAACTTTTAATTCTTTTTCTTTAGAAGTAAATGGGGGTACTACAAGCAGCAATACTAATGGGACAATTACAAGTACAGTCCAAGCTAACACAACAGCAGGGGTATCTATAGTTAATTATACTGGAACAGCTTCTGCGGGGACGGTGGGACACGGATTAAGTTCAACTCCTGAAATGATAATATTTAAAAAAACTGATGTTTCTGGATGGAAAGTGTATAATGCTTATTTAACTAACCCTACTACATCAACCTTTGAACTTAATGACCGTATTGGACAATATTCGCCTGGAGACTTATTTAATTCTACCGCACCTACGAGTTCAGTTTTTAGTGTGGGAAATTATGCTGATACTAATTCCTCAGGGGGTGCTGTTTCAGCTTATTGTCTTCATTCCGTATCAGGATATTCTAAACTAGGATCATATACTGGTAACGCATCTACAAATGCAATTACAGTTGGATTCCTACCTAAATTTTTAATGATTAAAAAAATATCAGCCTATGGTACTATGTATATTTATGTCGCTTCAGGAATGACTGCACAATCTTATGGTTATTCAGGGAATAGTGGAATGGTATTATCAGGATCATCAGCTACGCTACCATCAATAGAATTTAGAAGTGATAATGGTGGTCAATTTGTATTATCAGGAAGTGATTACAACCTTAATGCAAATAGCGCAACATTTATTTACTGGTGTGTTGGTGGGGATAAAACAAATGTAATATAAAATAAAAAAAAATGGCAATAACTAAAGTAACAACAAACGTAATAGCAGATGACGCAATAACAACGGCTAAAATATTAGACGATAACGTAACAACAGGTAAGATCTTAGACGCTAATATAACTACAGCTAAACTAGCAGATGATTCTATAAGTTATTCTAAATTAGGTGTAGAATATACAACGTCAGCTGCTATATCTGCAAGTGATGTAGATTGGTCGAGTGCAGCAGTACATACTAAAACATTAAGTGCAAACACTACACTTACATTTAGTAATGTTAGTACTGGTATGACTGTAGATTTAGTAATAAGTGGAAACTATACATTAACATTGCCAACAAGCGTAAAAGAAATAACAGGTACTTATGATGGTACTGTATCAAATTTAATTCAAATAGTAAGTACTAACGGAAACACTGAACAGTGGGCAACAATTAGTCAAGAAGCAACAAGTTAATAATTATGAAAGCAGTAAATAACAACGGAATAATAACTACATACCCAGACGTACCAGTAAAGTTCAGATCGTCAACAGGGTATCACTTAAACGCTAGAAGTATGACAGCAGACGAACTTCGTAATGCTGGATTATTTGATGTAATAATAGATGAAAATTATGATTCTAGGGTACACGATTTAGGTGAAATATATTGGGATTCGCAAAGTACTGTGTTTAGAAAAGATACAGTTGATAAAACTTGGTCACAAACATTAGCAGAGTTAAAAGAGCAAAAGATTACAAACTATAAATATATAGTAGGTGGTGAATTAGCTAAAACAGATTGGTATATAATAAGACAAACAGATAATGGTGAAATAGTACCTACAGAAATAGTAGATGCAAGAGCATTATTAAGAAACTTAACTAATCAGGTAGAAAACGAAGTAAATGCTTTAACAACAAAAAAACAAGTTATATTATACGAATACCCTAGTTATGAGTCTTAGAAAAAGATTATTAGTTAAACCACCAAGCAGCGGAGTAACACCGAGCAAAAACTTTAAGGCAGTTATTTATACAGGTAATGGTGGAACCCAAGCGATTACTGGGGTTGGATTCAAACCTGACTTTGTTTGGATAAAATGTAGAAGTACAAGTCATTCGCATTTTGCAGCAGATTCAACAAGAGGTGCTAATAAATAT